AAAATATGACATCCAAGCACAAGACATCCGAAAATCTTCAAGCACACACACGATCTTAAGGTTTTCAACACGCTCTTCTGCCCGCCCCCAAGCAAGCGAACTGTCCCGAAGTTTGTTCAGAACACCTCACAATGGCTCAGAACACCTTCCTGCAGTTTGGTTCCCTCAACACTGGACTAGTGATGACAGGTAACAACTGGATCGTAAAGCCTTACGATCAGGAAACTGAAAAGCGTGCTATTGCACGTGAATGGCATGCATATTACCTCAACGCCGGTCGTGAGCTCACGACACCGACGAAGGCATTTGAAGCTTTCGATGCCAAGATGAGAGAGAAAGAGTCCGTAGAGCTACCAGTGGTACAACACGATGCAGACGAGACAACACCAGAATGCACACTCACGGATGATAAAGGTTGGTTCGTACAGAAGGTTTCACGCGCCAACAAACATAAGAAACCGAAGCACACAGGTGACGCCAGCAATTTAATCCGAGCTGTGTTAAATGTGTCGAAGAAGACCAAGATACCCATTGAAATCATTGGTAAGAGGCGGACAACACTCCGCTTTAAGAACACGCACGGTAAGAAATTACTACATGCAGTGACGCAACACGAGATGAAGCGTATTAGGAGAACAGATCTTCAATGCGATGCATTCGCTAATGCAACGTTAAACCTTGTAAAGCAGACGAATCATGTAACACCAATTGCTTCGATTAGAGAGATCAAACCAGGACACAGCGGTGCCATACTGAAAGACGCATACAATGACATCTTCATAGTGCGTGGCATAAGCAACAACATGCTAGTTGATGCAAGAACGCACGTAATTGGTAATCTTAATGCGATTGAACACTTCTCAGATGACACAAGGGAGCAAGCAAGTCTAAGCCCACATGCACCAAAATTTGACTTACCTGAGCAAGAGCATATGTGCAGCCTACAATGGGACGAACAATCAGTTACTCAATTTCAACAAATGCTCAGTCAAGCATTCATGCCACAAGCAAACTTTCAATGCGCAACGTGTGCGAAGACAGCAGCATTGCGCACACGGAAGGATATGATCGAACAAGCACGAAACTCAACATTCATGAAGGCCCTAGACCAGGAAAGGGGCAACGTTAGATGGAACGCGATTGCGAACAATTTTGATACACTACTAGGGTCCACGGGGACGGAAGTGGGTATACAAACAACGCAAGACATAGCAAAAATCTGTTACGGTTACAACATGGAACCATACAGGAACATAATGCAAATCACGCAAGTACTCACGGACCCACTCCTACAGGACGAAGATGAGATACAAGGTGCACGGCAAGCCCTCTTACAATTGGCCCGGTTCCTGAAAAATCGCGAACTGAGTGTGATGGCAAAACCAGCTGAAACATTCAGAAACACATACCCTCCAAACCCAAAAGTCAACTACATCTTAGCCCGAAATAACAGCGCCATTGTGAATATTGATTGGGGAACTCGTAGTGACACAATACGCCCATTTCTCTGCAAGCACTACTTCTGGTCTGACACCGACAAACCAGATCATTTTAGAGAGCGTAAACACATTAGGGGCGAGAGACTGGTGGCAAAACCACTGTTGCACATACCCAAAACACTCAAGGATGTGAGAGAGGCAACAATAGGCAAGAAGGTTCAAACATTCGCAATATCTGACACGTGCATAACAAAGAGGCATAACCAAATCATCTACACGTGCAGCTGTGTAACCCACGCTGATGGAAGCCCGCACTTGACTGATGTTATCTACCCAACAAATAATTGCTTCTTCATTGGCTTCCCGGACAATGTGGATCTTATATCGAATCCTTTCAACAACACGGATGGAAAAGCTCTATGTGCAAGTGCAGGGTACTGTTACATTCATATTTTCCTTGCAATGTACATGCATATAACGGACACTAACGCACCCCGATTCGTAAGACTTATCGAAAACCTTGTGACGACGATGGGTGAATGGCCAACAATGCAAACAGTTGCAACAGCTTGCTGCATGATCGGACTGTACTTTCCCGACACGCAATGTGCAGCACTGCCACCGATTTTAGTGGACCACGAACATAAAACCATGCATGTCGTTGATGCGAGCGGCTCTTTGTCGCATGGGTATCACATCTTGAAGGCTAGCACAGTGAAACAATTGTATCCTTTCATGTCAGAAGACACGGAGAGTGAAATGAAAGAGTACAACGTTGGTGGACAGTTCGCTGACGTATCAAGCCTGATGCCAGTTCTAGTCAAAGCTACGTTCAACAAAGCAAAATTCGACGACCTCCTCGAACACAATCCTTTTCTAATACTCCTTGCTGCTTTATCTCCATCAGTTATAGTGCAAATGAGCAACAGTGGATGTATGAAATATGCGCTCAGGCGGTTCGTTAACTCAAATCAGACGTTAGCGCAAATAGTGGCAGCATTGGATTCGTTGACCACTAAAGTTTCACGCTTAGAGCTCATCAATCAACAACTTGAATGTTTGTACTCATCATACCCCCAACTCCTTGAATTCATGGATCAGCTATACGATAGCACACCAGAGGAAAAACTCATCAAAATGTTCATATTAGCTCACGTGAAGAACACTATGGAGATGCAGAGAGCTGATATACAGTTAGTTCATGATGGATTCTGCACATTAAACACGGAAATGCGGAAGAAAAAAGAACAGTATTACAGAGGAGTAATAGACTCTTATTTCAGCGAATGTCCATATCGGCAACAATTATGGCTAAGGTTGCGCTCGTTGAAACCGTGCAGTTATATCAAAGGCTGTTTCAAAAGCGTAAAGCGGAACGTTTCGAAAGAAACCTGCTATACGTGCATCAGTGCGCCTTTCGGATGGAGTATGACAGGATTAAGAGCAAGCAAAAATTGCGTCGTTGGCGTTTCCAGCAAGGGTATGAACTTAACGACACGCTTGGTGCGCAATCTAGCTATACGAAGCATATCCCTCATGACACCCGAACTTGGGAAGATCATTGGAGCACTGTCAGCAGTTAGCCTCTTACTAGCCATCGCAAACACAATACATAGGATAATATCACGCAAACGTATGGAGGTGAAGAAATTGGTTATGGAACGTGAAGATCTACTTCTCGACTTTATATCACGAGAAATGGATGCTTACTGCTACAGGCAAGACTTGCTCTACTTGGATGACAAGCACTATTCGCACTTCGTCGACTACGTTAGACGCATTAATAGTGCAGCTGGTGAGTTAGCTCACAACTTGTTTATACGGGAGGAGGTTAAACACCAAGCAAAAGACAACAATCACATCTGGACAGAAAAATGCATTGCAACCTTTGTATTATTGATGATGATGTTTGATGTGGAGAAAAGCGACAAGCTCTATTCAACTCTCAACAAACTTAAAGGAATTTTCTCAACAATAGGCCAAGGTTCAGTCTATCATCAAAGCCTTGATGACAGCCTGGACGTGGAGGAACTCAAGAAAGGGACTATAGACTTTGTGAGAGAGGAAGCAATGGAGCCCCAAGGACCCGTATTAAGCGCCACATTTGAACAGTTCTGGGATACGCAGCTTAGTCAGAATCGTACAATTCCCCATTACCGAACCGTTGGACAATTAATTGAGATGACACGCGACACTGCCATCGATATTGTCAACGAAATCTCAAGAGCGCCAGTTGGAACCGAATTCATAGTCCGAGGCGGCGTTGGAACTGGAAAATCAACATACTTGCCATCATTGATATCATCACATGGACGCATTTTAATCTTGGAGCCAACGCGACCTTTAACAGAGAATGTGGCTGAGCAACTTAGAGGAGGCCCTCATTTTAAGAGTCCAACAGTTATGATGCGAGGGTTGAGTGTGTTTGGATCAAGCCCCATCACAGTTATGACAAGCGGGTTCGCACTGCACTTTTATGCAAACAACAGAACACTCCTCAGAGAATTTGCATATATTATGATTGATGAATGTCACGTGATGGATGCTTCAGCAATGGCATTTTACTCTCTATGCAAGGACGTGCGCGTACAAGCTAAAATTCTGAAGGTCTCCGCAACACCACCAGGTAGGGAGTGTGATGCTCGTCCTATTTTTCCAGTCACTATGACAGTGTGCGAACAACTCACATTCGACAACTTCGTTAGCGCCCAGGGCACCGGATCAGCAAACGACGCGACAAAACATGGAAACGACATCTTGGTGTATGTTGCAAGCTATAATGAAGTGGACAAGTTATCATCTATGCTAACAAACAAGGGATACTCTGTCACGAAAGTGGATGGGCGCACTATGAAATTGAACACTGGTCCTATAAACATGATCGGCCACTCTGGAAAGAAGCACTTCATAGTTGCCACAAACATCATTGAGAACGGTGTCACTCTGGCAGCTGACTACCTGGTTGATTTTGGAACTAAGGTAGTAGCAGAGCTTGATGTGGATGGAAGACGAATTGCGTACTCGAAGAGTCCAATTTCGTTTGGAGAACGTATACAGCGAGTTGGAAGGGTTGGAAGAATTAAGCCAGGTGGTTGTTTACGCATTGGCGAAACCAAACGAGGAATACCAGAAATACCCGAATCGGTGGCAACCCTTGCAGCATTCAGTTGTTTCTTGTATGATCTTCCAGTCATGACAGGCCAAGTGACTCTGAACATCTTATCAAAGTGCACACGCGAACAAGCAAGAGCCATGGCAGCTTTTGAGATATCACCATTCGCAATGGCACCTCTGGTAGCTTACGATGGTTCAATGCATCCCGCAATCCACAGCATTCTCAAGAAGTACAAGCTCAGGGATTCGGAGATAGCTTTGAAACGGTCTTCACTGCCCTTACGCTCTTCTAGCAACTGGTTCACAGTAAGAGAATACGAAACATTCGCTGGCACCATTCTGATAGATGACAAGGCAACTCGCATACCTTTTCTTATCAATGACGTGCCGCACAAAGTTTTTGAGCAAGTTTGGAAGGCTATTCAGGACTATCGCGCGGATGTCACAACAATAAAACTGTCAGCAATCGAGTCTCAGAAGATTGCATACACACTCCAAACAGATTGTACATCAATTCAAAGGACAATCTCAACCATTGATATGTTAATTAGAGAGGAGCAGAAAAAGAAGCAGATGTTCGCAGCATACACATCAAACTCTTCTGGTTTCCTTATGACAAGTCTAAGTTCAATAGCTCACAAACTCAAATCTCGCTGGGCCAGAGATTTTTGTGACCAAAACCTTAAAACACTAATCGAAACACGAAACCAGCTTTGTGAATTTGAGAACATATCAGTTGAGAAATACAACGAGGAGTTCATCCGTAGCTATCCTAGTATAGCTCTGGTCGAACATCAAAGCAAAGAGGCCATCGCCCAAAAGTTACAGTTGAAAGCGAAATACGACAATCGTTTGGTGACGACAGACATACTTCTCGCACTTGGCACACTCGCTGGGGGTAGCGTACTTTTGTACAAGTATTCCACTAGCGCATTGGACGAACAAGTGAGCTTTGAAGGGGATAGCAAGAGAGCACGCCAAAAATTGCAATTCAAACAGGGACATAACAAGAAAATGTACAATGAAGTGTTTGCTGACGATGAAACCATTAAGGAAAATTTCGGAGAAGCTTACACTAAGAAAGGTAGGAAAGGAGCAAACTTCACTAAAGGCGCCGGCACGAAGAATAACGTGTTTACAAATTTCTACGGTGTTGATCCAACGCAATATGAAATTGTGAGGTACGTGGATCCCTTGACAGGCTGCACAATTGATCACGACGCTAAAACGCCAATCAATGCGCGCCAATTGGAGCAATATTTCACAGATGAAAGAGAGGCGTTACATGAGGAGTCGATGTTAGCACCAGGTGCTTCATTCGTGCCAAATGACATACAGGCCTATTTCATCAACACGCAAACGAGGAGAGCTCTTAGGGTTGACATGGAGCCACATAACCCGCTACGTGTTGGCCATCGCACGAACAACATAGCTGGGTACCCGGACAGAGAAGGAGAGTTCAGGCAAGCGGGAACGGCGCGACCAGTGAACATCACTCAGGTTCCATCAAGACGTGAGAGTCAAGTAGGCCATGAAAGCAAATCACACCTAGCAGGCGTTCGTGACTATTCATTTGTTTCAAAAGCTATCTGTAGTTTGGAATATTACTACGACAATATGGTGCGCTGTCTGTATGGTTTATGTTATGACAACTACATCATTGCAAATGCACACCTAATTCCAAAGCCAAACGGATGGCTGAAGATTAAAACCAAACGAGGGGTTTTCACAGTCAATTCAATGAGCAAATTGCGAATAAAAGAAATTGTGGGATCAGATCTGATAGTAATCACTTGCCCAAAGGACATGCCACCTGCACCAAGCCGTCTCCAATTTCGAAACCCACGCCGGGGAGAGAAGGTTGTCATGGTTAGTGTTACATCAAGTGATGCATCAGGTAACACGATGGTTTCAGAATCGAGCATAACGAGCCATAAACCAAACACGAATTTCTGGATACATTGGATTTCCACAAAGAATGGGCATTGTGGCCTACCAATAGTCTCAGTGGAGGACCAATGCATATTAGGTTTACATAGTCTTGGGTCTGTGCACGTTAAGGACAATTACTATGCAGCATTTGGCGACGACTTTGGCACAGAAAACCTGTCGAAGACGAGCACTGGTGATTGGGCAAGTCGTTGGTCGTACAACCCAGACAACGTTAACTGGGGCACCATGGATTTAACACGCAGCAAGCCGACTGGAAGCTTTAAACCAACTAAAGAAGTTAGCGACCTGGAGACAGATGTAGAACATCAACATGCACAGTACACATGGTTAACTAAGTACATTGGCAACAACTTGACAGCAGTTGCCAAATGTTCTGGCAACCTTATAACAAAGCATGTCATTAAAGGACGTAGCCCCATGTTTTCCCTTTACCTCACGGTCGATGATGACGCAGCACAGTTTTTCCAACCTCTTCTATCACATTACAGTCCCAGTAAATTGAATAAGGAAGCATTTGTGAAAGATCTCACTAAGTACGATAAATTAATCAAACTTGGGGATGTGGATCCGCATCATTTTGAAGAGGCAACCAAGTCAGTATTGAAACTGCTCAAAGAACTTGGATTTGGGGAGTGTGCTTTCATAACTGATCAACAGCAAATCTTTGCATCCATGAACATGAAGGCAGCTGCTGGTGCATTATACGGAGGAAAGAAGCAAACATACTTTGAAGGATGGACTGATGAGGAGAAGAATCAAATTCTTAAAGAAAGCTACGAACGTTTGTACAATGGCAAGCTAGGAGTTTGGAACGGATCGCTCAAAGCAGAGTTGAGGCCCAACGAAAAGGTGGAAGCGAATAAAACAAGAGTATTTACAGCTGCTCCACTTGATACGCTACTAGCAGCTAAAGGGTGCGTGGACGATTTCAATAACCAATTTTATGACGCACATCTTAAGGGCCCATGGACTGTTGGTATAACCAAATTTAAAGGCAGGTGGAACGACTTTCTACGATTACTGCCAGATGGATGGGTGTATTGCGATGCTGACGGTTCACAATTCGATAGTTCACTCACGCCTTATCTGATAAACGCAGTGTTAAATTTGCGATTACAATTCATGGAGGATTGGGCCATTGGGAAGGAGTGTCTCGCTAACTTGTACACTGAAATTGTATACACTCCTATAGCAACACCTGATGGATCAGTGGTTAAGAAGTACCGGGGAAACAACAGCGGTCAACCGTCAACAGTGGTTGACAACACATTAATGGTGGTGTTGGCGATGCAGTATGCAATTAGCAAATACGGCCTTGGTTTAGAGTCAACGGATACGTACATCCGGTACTTTGCCAACGGCGATGATCTTCTAATAGCCATACACCCTGATCATGAAGCACTCTTGGACACACTTAAAGAGCACTTTGGTGAACTTGGCTTGAATTACGACTTCACCTCGCGCACAAGAGACCGTAGTGAATTGTGGTTCATGTCCCACCAAGGAAAATTAATTGATGATTTGTACATACCAATGCTGGAAAGGGATAGAGTCGTAGCAATTCTCGAATGGGATCGCAGTCATGAACCAGAGTTCCAGATGGATGCGATAAATGCAGCAATTATTGAAGCATGGGGAGATGATGAACTAATTCACCACATCAGGAAGTTTTACTCATGGTTACTAGAGCAAGAACCATACAAATCACTTGCTGATTGTGGCCGAGCTCCATACCTGGCTGAGACAGCGCTACGGAAATTGTACACGGACCAAGATGCGCCGCAAGAATTGCTTGATTTGTACGCCAATAGCATGTTGGAATTACCAACATTTGATGAACCAACTCTTGTTTTTCACGAAGCAGATGATAAAACACAGCCAAAAGCAAACGACCAGCAAAACCCACAAACAAGCGATAGTGGCAATAAAAGTGGGGCAACAGACAACAATAGTGGGAAAGACAAGAGTGGCGATGATAAGTCAAAGCAGCTAGCGAAAGCTCAAACTGGAGAGAAGAAGAGGCAAGAGAACGAGAAAAGAGTTATGCAAAGCGGTGGTGACGACGCTGATGTGAGCCTCAAGGACGATAACAAGACATTCGAAGTTCCAACTGTCGACGTTATAAATAAGAAACTTCGAATGCCAAAGTACAAAGGCAAAGCGCTTGTGAACACTGATCATTTGATGAAATATTCACCAGATCAGCGGGATTTGTCGAACAAGCGCGCGACACAACGCCAACTGGATAATTGGGTTGAGAATATAGTCAAGGACTATAATGTGGATGAAGGAAAGATAGACATCGTGCTAAACGGTTTTATGGTTTGGGCATTGGATAATGGAACTTCACCAAATATTTCAGGAACTTGGTTGATGATGGATGGAGAGAAACAAAAAGAGTATCCACTCGAGCCGATTGTCAAACATGCACAACCAACATTGCGGCAAATCATGATGCATTTTAGCGATGCCGCAACAGCGTACATTGTGTTACGCAACACGAAAGGAAGATATATGCCTGGGTATGGTCTGAAAAGAAATTTAAATGACATGAACCTAGCGCCATACGCATTTGACTTCTACGAAATAACATCAGAGACGCCTAACAGAGCACGTGAAGTGCATATGCAGATGAAAGCTGCAGCAATAAGAGGCAAGGTGAATAGGACCTTTGGTCTGGATGGAACAGTAGCTAGTGGAAGTGAAGACACTGAACGTCACACGGTTGATGACGTGAAGCATGGCACACACTCGTTCTATGGAGCGGGTATGAACTAAATGCTTGTATCCTATATCTATATTAGTGTCATAAATGCAACATGGAAAATCTTTCTCTGTCTGACATGATTTGTGTGGTCACCACGATTGTCATGTACGGATTCACCGGATGGTTTCGAATGTAACACCAGAGTGGTTTTACCATGCGCGTGCCAAATTCGTTGCTGTGATGGAGAGAC